GTGTCGCCAGTTCCGCTCGGAGCCGTACTCGTAACGTCACCAGCAGTCGTGCTAACGAATATGTTGTCGCCAGCAGTAAACGACCAGCCTGTGAGTTTCATAATCCCTTGAATCATCACATCGACTGGGTTGGTGTCTGTGCTTGCGCTGGTGCAGATTCCTAACGCTGGCATTGAAGTAGCTGCGTCTGCGTCTGCGAGAAGCACCTTGCCACCCGTTCCCAAGTAAACCACGTCGCCGACAGCCAACGTCGCTCCAGCAGTAAACGAGAAGATAACGCCGGTCGCATCACCGCTCGTACCTGGTGCGGTGTTCGAGAAATCAATCTTGCCATCTTCTGCGATAGTGACGGTTGTAAACGTACTGGCAGCGGGCGTCGTGCCACCAATAACTGTGTCATCAACAGTACCGCCATCAACGGTTAAAGCGTTCGAAATGTTGCCGTCACCCAAACTACCAGTGACGTCGGTCGATAGGTCTACGCTTGATTGAATAGCCAGAGAACCTAATCCCAAATTTGTGCGAGCATCGGCAGCGGTCGAAGCACCTGTACCACCTTCGGAAATAGGCAGATCGCCAGTGACGTCAGTAGTAAGATCAATCGGTAGACTGACTGCTGAACTTTCCAGCGAGTTCACCGCCGTGTTTAAATCGCTAACGCTTTTTGCAGTTATGTTCAGAGCGACAGATGCACCGGAAGAATGTATTGCGCCTGTGGTGCTTTGTTGAGCGCGAACCACCGTCAGAACGTCAACGACCCGATTTGTGCAGGACATAATCTCGTCGTCGATTGAAATATGAAACGGGTACGCAGAAGGGAATTTTGCTCCCTCGCCCGATGCCACAGTTACCGAAGTTGCAACGTCTGAAATGTCCGCTGCAAGCGTCGAGACTGCATTATTTTTTACTTGCAGAAATGTCGTGACCATATTGCCTCACTATGCCAATATCGTTTCAATGCCTGGGATTGCGTACATTTCATCGACCACGGCGAGTTCAAGAACCGAACCAGCAGCCATCGTCCCCGATGTTGGGAATACTACTAAAGATGATATTGCATCCGTCGAACCCCAACGACCGGAACTGACTTCAACTTTATTTTCGCCCGTTCCCGCCAGACGCAGAACACTCTTGTGCGAGCGTGTAGATAAAGCGTCTGGAAATAGATATTCCTCATTTGTCCACAGCGTCGCATTTAGAGTGCTAAAAACAAAAGAATCTTGGTCGATGTATTTGGCTGCGCTAGTGGAACTGGATGCGCCTGATAGATAGTTGCGGTGATAAATTGAGCTGCTGTCTGTGTTGATGCGAAGTTCCAGATCGACGGAGCCAGACCCTAAAAGATTCAGCCGAAGGAATAAATGGCGCGCTGTGAACGGCAAGCCCGACGTGTCCACCGTGAGCGTCTCGCTAGATGAAGTGTCGCTCAGTTCGATTCTGGATATGGTTCGTGTCGGGAGACTTAGCACTACCTTATTGCTCCAGCATCCCTGTTCTGCGTCTGTGCTTGTTCTACCTTGTCAGCGAAGTCCTCGAAGCCGTATACGTCGCCTTCGATAACAATAGTTGTAACTCCACGCTCGCGCGCATTTAGTTCCAAAGTTTCAAGCAAAAATCTTTCAAATTCTGGCGAACCTTTTTTAAAGTCAGCGGGAACATTTGTTGTAGGCAACACATAATTTAATTGCCCAGTGACAGAACGAGTTACCATTCTGCCGTCAATTACCATTGCATTTACGCCCATTTGATTGAAGATGTCTGCGCTTTGTGGACTACCTTGATTTATATTGGAAGCAATAACAGGTGGTAATCCCATCACCGCACGCTTAATCTCCTCGAACCGTTCACGCTCGCCCTTCTGTATTGCTTCTAGTGCATCCTCGCGCTGCTCTATAAGCTGCAACTCATCAGCAAGTGCTTCTTCTGCGATACGCTTGTTCTCCGCTGCTACCCTTGACCGAATCCGTAACTGTTCGGCTGCGAAATCTTTATTGGCATCAATGATCGCCATCTGCGCTGCAATTTCAGCGTCACGGTTAGCGACTAATTCTTCTGCCCATTCCTGCGCCTCGTCAATCAGTTCGATGTAACTCAGTTTTAGATCGTCGTTAGTTTGCGTTAAATCTTCGGTCGCCCGTTGCAGTTCTTCTTCTGCGTGCCTAATTGTGTTGACATTCTCCCTAAACCCTTCGAGTTCTGGGATCGTGTCTTGCACAGTCAGCTTGAAATCATCCAGATCGGCTTTGAGTCGTTCACTGGCTTCCTCTGCTGTCTCCTGTGCGTTCAGCCAGTTGAGCGTGACCTTCGTGATAAGTCCGGTCGCCAGAGCCATTGCAGCAAGGGCAGCTATTACCGGATGGGCAACAAGTAAGTTCGCAGCAGCCCATGTTGCTGTAAATCCACCAGTGAGCAATCCGAGTGATGCGATAACGGGCGGTATCGCCAATCCTAGAACTGCCAGCGCACCAGCCACCCCGCCAACGACGAGGATAGTTGTTTTCATTTCTGGTGAAAGGTCAGAGAACTTCTGAATTAGGTCGTTCGCTATTTCGACAACCTTCTGTGCAGCCGGTAGTAACTGTTGACCAAGTTCCGCAGCAGCGTCCTCTAATTCCGCACCTAGACTCCGTGTGGAGTTGGCGAGCGAATCAGATGTACGGGCAAAGTCCCCCTGTTGCGCTGTGGTCTGTTGCATTATCAACGCATAACGTGCCTGTACCTTCTGGGCTTCGGTCAGCTTTGCGCCTTGCTCTGCAATCCCCATGTTGTAAGCCTGGGTTTCGACAGCAGCAGCGTTGAGCAGCACACCGACCGTTCGTAGAGGTTCTACTTCACCGACCAGACCGGAGCGAAGTTTCTCTAGCGCAACGTCAATCGGAATATCGTTGAACGATGCCATGTCCGCTGCGAGTTTAAGTAACTCGACGGACATATCGGCAGACGCTTGCTGCGCTATACCGGACGCGTTGAGGATTGTGCCGAGAGTACCGGCGTACTCGTTGGCTGCACGCTTGCTAATCCCAAATGTATCGGCAGATGTTTTAGCAAATTCTTCTACAACCCTAGAGGCATCACCGAACGTAACCGCAGCCTTGTTGACCGCTTCATTGAGATCACTGGCGAATTTAACCGAAACAAGACCCACACCAGTCACAGCACCAGAAACGGCGAGGAAAGCCGTTCGCATCTTCTTGGCTTTTTCGCTTATGCCGTCTAGTTTGCCAGACGCTTTATCGTCCGCAGTTATGACGATTTTTGCTTCGTTAGCTGCCACTGTTGCCCTGCCTTGCGTATGCGCCTAGATCAGCACGTTTTGCGATTGCCAAATTCTCTATATCAGCTTTAAGAATCTCTGTTGGCAATTTTCCGTACCGCTGCGCTAGCTGGTCAACTGCCTCCGCTATAAGTATTTCATTAGGGAGCGGAGCAGCGACTAGACCGACGCTTTTTGTTCGCTCGGCTGACTTTCTAAATTTTTGTCACCGGCGATCGCCTGTGTCCATGCAGTAACGATTGCGTTAAAAATGTCGCCTGGGAGCGTCACAGCACCATCGCCATTAGCGGGGATGTCGTTACCGTCCTCGTCAACAAGATTCCAGCTAACAATCAGATCATCCCCGAACCGTCGCACCAACGCTTCCTGCTCTTTCATTCCTGATTCGTCCATGCCAGAAATTTGAAACAGAAACGACATTGGTGCGCTCGCAACTACAACGACTTCACCGCCCTCATAGTCGCCAGTCAGTTCGAGTGTTTGGGTCTTTCTTTTGACCGTAAACTTTTTAGCCATCTTTTACCTCCAAGCATTTGACTGGCTATTTAGTTTCGATTATGCCCAGGTTGGAACTGTCCCATCAGCCAGCGCACAAGGTACTGACCAGGTAAATTCACCTGTTGCAGATCGTGTCAGATTGTAGTCACCCAAGACCATTTCCATCGACAGTGATTGACCACTGATGGCGATGGTTACGGTTCGGATTACTGACGTGCTGCTGATGTCTTTGAATACGGCGTGAGACTTGTTGGCAGCATCGTTATAAACACCGTTCAAAGTGAACGTTCCGTCTGCGAGAAGTTGCAGCCGTTCATTTGCTGACTTGTCTACACCGGTCACGTTCTGCTCAGCGCGTGGCGTGTTGATGGTGAAGTCGGTCACATCGTTGCTAATGTCTCGAAGCGTCCCGCCGGAATCATCCACCGACACCGTTGCACCAAGACCACTTTCTTTAGCCATGATTTCTCCTAAATGTCGTCAGCCGTTCCACGGCGTACCGCAGCAGCTACAACCAAGTTAGTGAATGTCCCTGACGCTTCGATGCGCAGGGCTTTTTCCACGTTGCCAGCGACAGCTAGACGCTCGGCAGATCGTGCAGAGTTGATTGTGAAGGTTCCGATAGTATCCCAAGTACCATCGTCACCAGTTGTCGTGTCGCTCGAATCCTGCAACGTAATCGTTGGCGTTCCAGAATCAAGCGTGAAGATTTGCAGGAACGCAACCACGCCGTTGGTAGTTTGCACGCCACCTGCGTCTATATATCCAGTCAGATCACCGGCTGATGCGATGGTCTCTTTCATCGCTATCGCCTCGCCCCACGCTGGCACGTTTCCGTCAGCCAACATCATTTGAGTTGAGCCGGTCAGCGTACCATCTGCGCCACGTGTCCAGTCGTAATTCATTTGCTTTGCGTTGAACGCAAATGCTGGCTCGCCGCGAGTGGTAGATACGAAGAACATGCACTGGCGGTCAGTCGTTGGAAGCGTGCTAAGAGCGTCGTGAATCTGATCGGTGGCATCGTTAAAAAACGTGTCGAATGTCAGTTCACAGTCAACCATCGTTTGAATGCGCTCAATCGCACTCTTGTCGATTCCGGTGACGTTCTGTTCACCCCGTGGTGTTCCCAGGCTGGACAATGCGCCGACGTCACCTGAGAGGTCGTATCCTCCAACATAAAGTTGATTGCCCAGACCACTTCGTTTTGTCATGGCGTTATCGTCTCCGCTTCAAGGTCGTGTATAAGCAAATCGAAAGTAACGATTCGGTTGACCGCACCGCTGTTCCATTGAAAATAATCAACGGTTGCATCGTCCAAATCCAAGTCTGTCACTAAACTGTTGAGGTTGGAATCCCCTCTGAGTGCTGCCTTTACGTTCCTCACAGTATCCCATATTTCACCATCGACGTTCTTTTTGATGGTTGGGGATGCAATGACAGGGAAGTAGGCGCGAATTCTGATGCGCTCGGTGATCATTACGTTTCCGAGCGTCTTGGCTCCAGCAACATACGGTTCATCGCCCACGTACCAAAACGCAATGACCGGCTTGCTTGGAACCTGCACCGGTTCCCCAACGTAGAACGCTTGAAAGCTAGGGGTTGAAACCGTTTTCAGTAGAGCGTCTATGCGTGCAATAACTGCGCTTCGATCAGCCATTCAATCGCTCCGCTATTTTCTCACGTAGCTTCCTGCCCAAGCCCATTCGGTTTATACGCTGTGAGGTGTTGGCGAACATGTTGTATAGACCTTCGATAAAGTTGGCGTATATGACGTTGGAGCCTTGCGTAACCTCACCGGCGTCGATGACGGCGTTGAGTGCGTCGATGCGGGTTCCTGTGACAGATTCCCGCAGGTAGCCGGTCACCACACCATGCCCAGGGTACAACTGCGACTTCACATCGGCTTCACCGCTTAGAGCAGTAGAGTCGAGAAGGTCAGCAGTTTCCTCGGCGATGATCTTTTCCACTTCTCTGGATGACCAAATAACGCCACTGAATTCAACGTCAGTTTTGTTGACCATCTAAAAATACATTCCTGCGAGATCACGGGTTTGCTTGTAGTTATCTAAGCCCCTAAGAATGGCTCGCACTTCTGCACCTGGTCTGGCGATAGTTGCGCCACCTGCGCCAATGATTGCCGTTGTGCCAGCCTCACGGCTGCGCCATCGGTCACGTGCAATTGCCAGACACGCTTCGACTACGTCAGCAGGGTAGAGATATGTATAAATGTTTGCGTCGTCTGCGTGCGTGGCTGCTGTCGTGCCATTTACGCCACGGAATACAGTCAGGTTGGTTCCGTTTTTTGCACGCACGTACATTTGCTCGGAGTCAATAAGGATGGTGTCGCCTGGGTAAATACCAGCATTAGCGTTCGTTTTTATAATCGTTGTTGTCGTGGCGTCGATCGAACCGTTCAACGTATCCCCGTTAATTACCTCGTTTTGCCAGCCCCA